CCCGGGCCAGTACATGCAATGCCGTTTCAGGCCGAGCAGGACCGTCTTGAAATCGACAGCGGACTCGCTGGCTTTATGTATCGCACGGAACTCAGCAGCAAAAGCCATAGCACGTTGCCAGTCGGCTTTGCTGAACTTAAGTCCGGCTTTCTTTTGCGCCGCGTCGAAGGTTGCAAATTTAGCCGTGGGCCGTGCATCAATTAACGGGAAGGCTCGGCAATTGAGTTCTCTTTTGTTGTCGATAGCTTTACCTAATGCCTTGTTACTTGTGTCTACTGTAGAAGTAGCATCCGCCAATCCATCATGGGCCGCGAGTAAGTCTGTTACCAGTGCGCGGGAAGTAGCGTTGAGGATAGACTTTGAAGCTTTAACTGTTTTTGACATGATCTTATACCTTTTGAAGTAAGTAAAAAGAAGGTAGGAATTTCCTACCTAGGCCGTGCGTGAATCGCTCGACTTGTTTATAGTGTACCGCCTATTATAGTAGGCGCAACAAATCGGCCCCCCACCCCGCCCCCACCACCCCATCAGCTCAGATGGAACCGTCGCGCCATATACATAATAATATGCACAACCAACCACCACTTTTCACAACTCCCCACCACTTTCCCCAATAAAATCAATGACTTACCCCCACCCCCCTCTTTTTTATACCCGCCTACCTCGCACCCCACCCCCTCCGCACAGGAAACACCCCCCGTCAGGGGACCCAAACCTCCTATTGATATTACGTAACTATATGTTAGACTTTGCAAAATTCGGTATTTTGGATACCTGCACCTATGTCTGTTGTACAAGTGGAACCTACAAAGGACCACCCGCTGCCCTATGATGTGTCGGACGATAAACCGACTAATTTGCTAGAAGAGATAGCAGTTGCGGGAAATACAGCAGAGCTACAAGTAGAATTGGGTGCCTCTTTGGACATCTCCGAGGGCGACGTAGCCCGCGAGAAAGAATTGCTAGAGGCAGTTGCCAAAGCGCAAAAGCCCGCCAACCTTACAAATCAGACCACGGCGTTTGCTGCGGCTGCATTTCTTCGCACATATGGTGCCCAGCTTGCTATGGACGCGGCTCAGGCACGTGCCGCCATTACGAACAAACTTATGGAAATCGCTGACTGCGGCGACCCAAGGTACGAGTTGAAAGCACTTGAGCTGCTTGGTAAGCACAGCGACATCGGCATATTTACCGAGCGCAGTGAGATCACGATCAACTACAAGAGTCCAGAGGACTTGGAGAAGGCGATCAAGGAACGGGTTAAAAACCTCCTTAACGCTACCGTAGTAGATGTAACACCAGTAGGAGAGACTTCAGACGAAGAACTGGATGACCTGCTGGGTGTTGCCGTGGTGGACGACGAAGAAACAGAAGAAGTAGAAGAAATAGAAGAAATTAATTTAGAGGAAGAAGAGTCGGATGACGAGCACGACGCCGTTTGACAATATTTCTCTTCAGGACATACCAAAGATACTGCCTCTGCTGTCACAGCCGGAGCAGGAAAGGATATTGGCGGAACTTGAGCAGCTAGAAAAGCTCAAGAAGCAGAAAAAGGCCCGGACTAGGTTCTTGGATTTTACCAAGCAGATGTGGCCTACGTTTATTAGCGGTAGGCACCATGCGCGGATGGCTGAAGCATTTGAACGAGTGGCTCGGGGCGAGTGTAAGCGCCTTATTATCAATATGCCTCCTCGTCATACTAAGTCTGAGTTTGCTAGTTACCTTCTGCCTGCTTGGTTTTTGGGTCAATTTCCCCACAAAAAGATCATTCAGACCTCTCATACCGCAGAATTGGCGGTAGGTTTTGGTCGAAAAGTAAGAAATTTGGTAGATCAGGACGTTTACCACGCAATATTTCCTGATTTACACCTGTCCTCGGATAGTAAAGCGGCAGGGCGGTGGAATACGAGCAAAGGTGGCGACTATTTCGCTATCGGTGTAGGCGGTGCGGTAACTGGTAAAGGTGCCGATCTACTGATTATTGACGACCCGCACTCGGAACAAGAGGCAGCATTAGCCGAGACTAACCCCGACATATACGACAAGACCTACGAGTGGTACACCTCGGGTCCTCGTCAGCGTCTACAGCCGGGGGGAGCCATCGTTATCGTGATGACACGGTGGTCTCTGCGTGATTTGACGGCGCGGGTGCTTAAAGCTAGCGCCCAACGGGGTGGGGACGAGTGGGAAGTTATTGAATTTCCTGCACTTATGCCGAGTGGTAACCCACTATGGCCGGAGTTTTGGTCGAAAGATGAGCTTGCTGCGCTAAAAGAAGAACTGCCAAACAGCAAGTGGATGGCGCAGTACCAGCAGGAGCCGACTTCTGAGACATCTGCCATCGTCAAACGTGAGTGGTGGAGGACGTGGGAGAAAGACAACCCTCCTCCAGTAGACTTCATCGTGCAGTCGTGGGACACGGCGTTCGAGAAGACTAATAGGTCGGACTACTCTGCATGTACGACATGGGGTGTGTTCTACCACCCAGACGAGGATGGAGTATCGCAGGCAAATATTATCCTGCTTAACGCGTTTAGGGACAGGATGGAGTTTCCTACACTTAAGCGCAAAGCGGTCGAACAGTATCAAGAGTGGGAGCCGGATAGTCTCATTGTAGAAAAGAAGGCATCAGGGTCTCCGCTGATATACGAGATGCGGGCGATGGGCATACCTGTGCAGGAGTTTACCCCCACAAAGGGTAACGACAAGATTACAAGGCTAAATGCAGTCTCAGACTTGTTTGCCTCCGGCATGGTGTGGGCACCCGATAGGTCTTGGGCTGAAGCAGTAATTGATGAAGTTGCCAGCTTCCCTGCGGGGGAGCATGATGACTATGTGGACTCTGTGTCCCTAGCGTTGGCGCGGTTTAGGAAAGGCGGCTTTATACGCTTACCTAGTGATGAGGTGGAAGACGAACCGTTATACAGGCGGCGCGGCGGGTATTACTAAAGGACAATTAAAATGGCGATTGAGAAAGGTTTGTACCAAACACCCGAGGGCATCGAGGATTTTGAGCAGGGTATGACGCAAATGGAGGGCATGGAGCAGCCCGACGCCGTGGTCGGTATTGACGTTGTAACGCAGGAAGACCTGCCCGTGATGGTGGAGCTTGAGGATGGCAGTGTCGAGATTAGCTTTGGGGAAGAAGTTGATGAAACCTTAGAGACCGCACCGTTTGATGCGAACTTAGCCGAATACCTCGATGAAGGGCAACTTCGTGAGATTGCCAGTGATTTGATTGGTTATGTCGAATCTGATATAGCCTCACGCCGAGAATGGGCAGACACCTACGTGAGAGGCTTGGAAGTTGTAGGGTTTAACTATGAGGAAAGGGTTGAGCCTTGGGAAAACGCCTGTGGTGTGTACAGCAACGTGCTGGCCGAAGCGGCTATCCGGTTCCAAGCGGAGGCTATGAGCGAGACGTTCCCCGCTGCTGGGCCTGTTAAGACTAAAATCTTAGGTGAGATCACTAAAGACAAGGAAGATGCAGCCCTCCGCGTTAAGGCGGATATGAACTACGAGCTGACTGAGGTCATGGTGGAGTACCGCCCCGAGCACGAAAGGATGCTGTATAGCCTTGGGTTGGCCGGTTCAGCCTTCAAAAAGGTGTATTTCGACCCGAATATAGGCCGCCAAGTCTCCCTGTATATCCCAGCCGAAGATGTAATTGTGCCTTATGGAGCCTCTAATATCGAGTCCGCAGAGCGCGTTACACACGTAATGCGTAAGACCAAGAACGAGATGGTCAAACTACAGGCTGCTGGGTTTTACCGAGAGATAGAGTTGGGTGACCCGGTGTCGTTTTTCAGCGATATTGAGGAGGCAAAAGCCGAGCAATCTGGCGTGTCCATTACTTCAGACGACCGCTACGCGATACTTGAGGTCCATGCTGACCTGATTATTGACGGTGTTGATGGAGCGGAAGAGGGCGAGCTTAGTATCGCTAAACCCTACGTGGTTACTATTGAGAAGGGCACTGGAGAAGTTTTGGCCATCCGCCGCAACTGGAACCCTGACGATTCTTTGACGCTAAAACGTCAACATTTCGTGCACTATGTGTACGTCCCCGGATTTGGATTTTATGGACTCGGACTTATTCACATTATCGGTGGCTATGCTAAAGCTGGTACTAGCCTTATACGTCAGCTCGTTGACGCTGGAAGCCTATCTAACCTGCCCGGTGGTCTCAAATCTCGGGGGCTACGAGTTAAAGGCGACGACACACCGATTGGTCCCGGTGAGTTCCGTGATGTAGATGTACCGTCTGGCAGTATCCGCGACAACATTATGCCCCTTCCTTACAAGGAGCCTAGCCAGACACTTCTTGCATTATTGAAGCAGATCACCGAAGAAGGCCGACGTTTGGGGGCGATCTCGGATATGAACATCTCTGACATGAGCGCCAACGCGCCTGTCGGAACAACGCTTGCTCTTCTTGAGCGTACGCTCAAGCCAATGGCTGCTGTGCAGTCCAGAGTACATTATGCGATGAAGCAAGAGTTCAAACTCCTGCGGGCTATCATTGCTGAGTACGCTCCGGAAGAGTACATGTACATGCCTGACCGTGGTGAACCCCGCGCCCGCCGCGCCGACTACGCCATGGTGGAAGTAATTCCCGTCAGCGACCCCAACAGCAGCACGATGGCCCAGCGTGTGGTCCAGTACCAAACCGTGTTGCAGATGGCGCAGGCTACCCCACAAATCTACGATCTCCCCCAGCTACACCGTCAGATGATCGAGGTCTTGGGCATCAAGAACGCAGACAAACTTGTTCCTACTAAAGAAGACATTAAACCTGCGGACCCCGTCAGCGAGAACATGGCGGTGCTTGTAGGTAAGCCCATCAAGGCTTTTATCTATCAAGACCACGACGCCCATATCGCCACCCACCAAGCGTTTTTACAAGACCCACAGATAGCAGCGTTTATAGGCCAAAGCCCCGCTGCACAACAGGTAGTAGCCGCGCTTCAAGCCCATATAGCGGAACACATCGCGTTTAGCTATAGGCAGCAGGTAGAAGCAAAACTGGGTGCGCAGTTGCCGCCGCCTGACGAAGAGATGCCAGAAGATATTGAGAAGCTTCTGTCTCAGTCTATGGCAAAAGCAGGGGTACAGCTTGCACAGCAGAAACAGCAACAGGCGGCTCAGCAAGCCGCGCAGCAACAGGCACAAGACCCAGTTGTCCAGATGCAGCAGCAAGAGTTGCAGCTTAAAGCGGCTGAACAACAAAGAAAGGCCCAGAAAGACCAAGCGGACGCAGCGCTCGACGCCGCTAAGCTACGTCTGGATAAAGAAAAGGCAGATAACACGGCGGCTATTGAGGCTGCGCGCATAGCCGCTCAAACAGAGCAGGCACAGGCTAAGAACGATCTGGATGAGGCTAAAGCGATACTGGACTTAGCTAAATCTCAGCAAACACAACAGCGGGGCCCACAAGGTGGCTAAAAAGACCCTAGAAGCAGCACAGGCGCTACGCCTGCACAAGGCCAAGAAAGGCACCAGCATCGGTAATGGCGAGATAAAGCTAGCTTCGATGAACAAGCATCAAAAAAGAAACTATAAACCCTACAGGGGGCAAGGTAGATAATGGCAAAAACCGTCTTTGACGTGCTAAATCAAAAACTTACAGAGTTGAAAAGCTCTAGCGAAGAATTCTTATACTCAGGCGCGGCTAAAGACTTTGCCGGGTATAAGGAAGTGTGTGGCGTGATACGGGGCCTAGACGCTGCACTCCGAGAAGTAAATGACTTGTCCCGCAACTATATGGAAGAAGACGATGACTGAAGCACTTGAGCTTACCCCGCTTGAAGTAAAAAGGGCGGAGCAAATAGCTAAGCAGGAGCAAGAGCAGAAAGAACTAGAGGAGGCGATACCCAAACCAACGGGCTATCACGTCCTTATAGCACTACCTAATGTAGAGGAAACGTACGGGGATTCGGGGTTGGTTAAGTCCAGTCAGACGCTTCGTGATGAGCATATCCTTTCTACTATTGGGCTAGTTCTCGATATGGGCGAGCAAGCCTATAACGATAAAGACCGGTTCCCCACAGGACCTTGGTGCAAAACCGGGGACTATGTGATGTTCCGAGCAAACACCGGCACTCGATTTAAGTTAGGCAAGCAAGAGTATCGGCTAATGAACGACGATTCGATACAAGCGGTCGTCCCAAACCCGAGAGCTATATCTCGTGCATAAGGAGTAAACAATGCCTAGACAACAAGTAGAGTTTGATTTTCCAGACCCAGATAAGGAAGAAACCACCGCAGAATTTGAGGTGGATACCGAAGAAGATAACGACACCCTAGAAGTAGAGGGGGCTGTTGGCCGCGAAGACATGAAGAAGGCCGGTGAAGACGGGGATACCATCAAAGCTGGTGATGTAGAAATCGAGGTGGAGGACGATACACCTCCTGAAGATCGAGGCAAAGAAGCGTCTCCGCCAGAAGATGTGACGGACGACGAGCTGCAAAGTTACGGCAAAAAAGTACAGAAACGCCTGAAAGCGTTGTCTAAGACTTACCACGATGAGCGTAGAGCCAAGGAAGCTGCGATGCGCGAGCGTGAGGCTTTAGAGCAATACGCAAGGCAGCTTGTTGAAGAAAACAATAAGCTAAAGGGTTCGGTTGACCAAAGCCATAACTCGTTAATCCAATCTGCCAAGAAGCAAGTGGAAAGTGAACTTGCTATGGCGAAAGAGAAGTATAGAAAGGCGTACGAGTCCGGTGAGTCTGATGCGCTTTTAGAAGCCCAAACAGCGCTGAACACGGCGCAAATCCGCATGGAGCGGGTTAACGGGCTGAAGCCGAGGGTTGCAGAGGGTAGGGAAACTTCTTTACAATCAACAACTAATACTGTAGAACGTACAGAAACGAATACCAGACCGCAAGAAGTACAGCGGGATGAAAAGGCTGAAGCGTGGCGTGATGATAACCCATGGTTTGGTTCTGATGATGAAATGACAGCTTTTGCGTTAGGGCTGCATACCAAACTAACGAAAGACGGGGTTGACCCCCGCTCTGATGAATACTACGAGAAGATTAACACTCGTATGCGACAAGTCTTCCCCGAACAGTTTGATGACGGGGAGGATGAACCAGAAGTACCACAGAAAAAGTCTAGTAACGTGGTTGCACCCGCTACGCGGAGCACAGCACCGAAGAAAATTAGGTTAACGCAATCACAGATTACTATTGCAAAGAAACTTGGGGTACCGCTGGAAGATTACGCCAAACAACAGGCTGCACTTATGAGGAAGCAATAATGGCTCAGAATAGACTTGATAGAGAACTGGAAACCCGCGAGCGCAAAGACGTTCGTAAGAAGGCTTGGACGCGACCTGAAGTGTTGCCAAACCCCACGCCGGAAGACGGTTATATATACCGCTGGGTTCGTATATCGACTAATGGTCAGTCTGACGCCACTAATGTGTCCTCGAAAATACGCGAAGGCTGGGAGCCAGTAAAAGCGGCGGACCATCCCGAGATATTTACCGATGCCGTAGCGGATGCGCGGTTTAAGGATAATATCATTGTGGGCGGGTTGATGCTGTGTAAGGCCCCAGAAGAGCTTGTCCAAGAGCGTAGCGAGTATTATCAGCAACTGACTGAATCGCAGATGCGCTCCGTGGACAATAACTTGATGCGCGAGAATGACCCTCGTATGCCCTTGTTCCACGAGAGGAAAACGAAGGTTACTTTCGGCAGCGGAAATTAATTTTTAGGAGCTATTACAATGGCTACATCTTCAACCCCTTACGGACTACGGCCCGTAAAACGTGCTGACGGTACGCCCTATGCTGGCGCTACTACTCAGTACCTGATCGACCCTGCGGGTGAAGCGACTAACCTGTTCTATGGCCAAGTCGTTATCATCGGTGCGGACGGTTACATTGCTCTTGCTACTGGCACAGGTGCTGACCTGACCTCTAATTCTATTAGTGGTACCAGTGGTGTGGGCGCAATCGGCGTTTTCGTCGGCTGTGAATATGTCAATGCCCAAGGCCAGACTATCTTCGCTCAGTATTACCCCAGCGGTACTGCTAACGGCGGAGCTATCAAGGCTTATGTTGTTGACGACCCCAACGTGCTGTTCCAGTGCCAAGCTAACGCTGCTATGGACCAGACTGATATTGGTGCGAATGTGTATTTTACTACCGCTCAAACCACATCTACTGGGGACACAGCTACCGGTAACTCAACTTCTGCTGTAGTAGGTGCTACTCAAACTGCGGCAGCGGCCTTCCGTGTTGTAGCGGCGGTATCTGATTTGACCGAGTCAAACCCAGATATTCTGGTTAAGTTTAACCCCGGCGCACATCAGATGACTAACAACGTCGGTATATAAGGAGTATTGACTAATGGCTATTTCAAGAGCGCAACTCCTTAAGGAGCTATTACCGGGGCTTAACGCCCTCTTTGGTCTCGAATACCAGAAGTATGGTGACGAGGCTGCTGAAATCTTCGAGACCGAGTCTTCTGACCGTTCTTTCGAGGAAGAAACCAAGTTGTCCGGCTTTGGCGCTGCACCTGTTAAGGGTGAAGGTTCCGCCATCGACTACGACAACGCCCAAGAAGCGTGGACTGCTCGATACACCCACGAAACAATCGCGATGGGCTTTTCGCTGACTGAAGAAGCAATCGAAGATAACCTCTACGATTCTCTGTCTTCTCGTTATACGAAGGCTCTGGCCCGTGCAATGGCGTACACTAAGCAAGTTAAGGGTGCTGCTATCCTTAACACTGCATTTACTGGCAGTGGTAACCCCACCTACGGTGACGGCAAAGTGCTGTGTGCGACTGACCACCCGCTTGTTTCTGGTGGTACCAACTCAAACCGTCCTACTACCGGTGCTGATCTGAACGAGACTTCTCTGGAAGCTGCTGTAATTCAGATTGCTGGTTGGACTGATGAGCGCGGTCTGCTTATCGCTGCCAAGCCTCGTAAGCTGGTTATCCCACCTGCGCTGCAATTCGTTGCTACCCGCCTGTTGGATACTGAGCTTCGTGTGGCTACAGCCGATAACGACATCAACGCAATCAAGTCAAACGGTTCAATTCCAGAAGGTTACACTGTTAACCACTATCTGACTGATACCAACGCTTGGTTCTTGATGACTGACGTACCTAACGGTCTGAAGCACTTCGTGCGCACCCCGATGCAAACCTCAATGGATGCCGATTTCGATACCGGAAACAGCCGGTACAAGGCCCGTGAGCGTTACAGCTTCGGTGTATCTGACCCGCTGGGCATCTTCGGTTCGCCCGGTTCTTCTTAAGAAGAAAAGCAGTACTAGGATTGGGGGCTTCGGCCCCCTTTCTTTTTTGGTTAGTAGGGGGCGCATATGCCTAAAGCCAAATTTGAAACTACCCGTACCTGTACCGAATGTGGCGAAACCAAGCCTTTATCTGGATTTGAACATACCGCACGGGGCATACGTCGTACTTGTAGTACCTGCATCCTCGCCAAACGAGCAAAAAAGGCTTCTTCTAGCCCTGAAGCTTTCCTAAACGTCCTTTGTGTGCAATTAAAATCCCAACGAAGTAAGCAGGGCGTTCAATTTAACCTGACCACAGAAGACGTTATAGCTCTATGGTACGAACAAGGGGGGCGATGTGCTATATCTGGCGTCGTTATGACCCACCAAAGAGACGGAAAAGCTGGGGACGGCAGGAAAAAAGATTTCAACGTTTCTATAGACCGTATAAACCCACAAGGCCCATACGTACGGAAAAACGTACAGTTGGTGGCGAACCGCGTGAATACCATGAAACATACCCTCGGGGACGACATGTTCATGTGGTGGGTTAGAACCATTTACCAGAACAATATTGAGTGGTATGGTAGTACCGGGTAGTTGTTTCATATCATTTATCTCCCTTAAAGACGTTGACCCGCCCGCTACCGGCGGGTCTTTTTTTGCTTAAGTCTTGCACACTTACGTCCGAAATAGTGTATAGTAACTATACCGGGGTCATCCGGTGTATCTGACAGTCCCGGCTGACGACATGCAGACAGATACACCCTAAATTAACTCGCATGTGAGGAATTCTCGAATGGCGAATACTACCTTCACCGGCCCCGTCCGGTCCGAAAACGGCTTTGAAGTAGTTGACAAAAACGCAACTACCGGCGCCTATACTACTTCTCTGGATGTCGCCTCTGACGGTGCCATTGATCTGACTTATTCCAGCACCTCTACTAGCGGCTCTACTAGCGTTGAGCCTATTGTTATGGAAAATACCATGACAGGAGCAGGTGGCGTGGGCGGGCGTGCTCGTTTCCAACTTAATGCAGATGCCGCTCTTGGTGGCTGGTCTAATGCTGTCAAAGCGATTAGCGTTTACGGCGCTTCCGGAAGCACAACCGGCCTTGGTTCAGCTTTTGTGGCTGAAATGACCCTGAGCGCGGGTACTACTTCTGGTACTTATGCCCCCCTTGAAATCGAATTGAACGCGCCTACTGGTACAGACACTGGTACGCTGACTTCGTTCATTCACATTTCGACTCAAGGCGATGACGTTGCAACCATTGACGATAATGTACGTCTGTTCAACCTCGCTGGCGTAACCGCTGGGTCAACACACGTATTCCAGACTGGAGGAACCGCAGCAAACGTAGCAGGTTCTTTGAAGGTTCGCGTTGCAGGGACTGACTATTACCTTGTCCTGTACGATGGCCAAGTAACTACCTAATATGCTTGATAAAAGTACACTAGAGCAGTTAAAAGCAGAGGCAGTGGAGCAGAGGGATAGATACATCCAGATGCTCCACGAAGCCAACGGCGCAATCGGCATGTTGGACTATTTACTAGCGCAAATTGCAGATAACAGTCCAACACAAGAGGAAGGATAAGTGAATTATGTCTAGTTCAGATATTTGGGCGATAACGCCCTCCACAAGCGCTACATTGCTTCGAGCCGCTGATACTATTAGTAGTGCTGGCTCACTTGCTCTGTTGACTAACGATGTCAGTCCGTACGGTACGGGATATAAAGTCCTGATTACCTGTGCGGGTGATAACGTGGGCACAGACTTTACGATTGTGGGTATTAAGGTTGGCGATCTTACTGGGGCTTACACTACGGAAGTAGTGGCGGGTGTTGATACTGATACCGCTAGTTCTACTAACTTCTACACCTACATTGAAAGCATTACAGCAAGTGCGACTTCAGCTACTAACGTAAGCATTGGTACTACGGGTTCTCTGGCGCTTCCACGCACTAGAATTAAGAGCCTGTACTATGTAGGTACGGCGTCCGCTGGTTCTATCAAGTTCAACGTAAATAGCACCGATGGTTCTTTGCTTTTGCAGATTGACACGCCTACTTCGGCGGCGTCTTTCTCGGATAGTGTTACGATTCCTGACCTTGGTATCCTGACTACCCGTAGCAATAGCACAGACTTTGCTATTATGACCTTGACCAACATTACTAATGTGACGGTGTTCTGTGGCTAAGCGAGTAGACAAATCGAAAATGGCTTGTAACAAGCCGAAGAGAACTCCTTCTCACCCCAAAAAGTCCCACATTGTGAAGGCTTGTGAAGGTGGGAAGGAGAAGATTATTCGGTTTGGTGAGCAAGGTGCGTCTACTGCTGGTAAGCCCAAAAAGGGCGAGTCTGCACGAATGAAGGCCAAGCGTAAATCATTCAAAGCCCGACACGGTAAGAACATTGCCAAGGGTAAAATGAGCGCGGCTTACTGGAGTGATAGGGTGAAATGGTAGTAAAATCAAGGACTTAGGTATGGACGAGTTCGACGAGTTCGACGGGTTTGCTGGGAATGACATCCCTATACCTTTGCTTTTTTGTCCATTCTACAGGCTTCGCAAGGCACCTATTCGCCCGCAGAGGTAGAGGAACTGTATTTGATAATACAGGCTTACATGGAAATGGAAGAAGCACCCTCTGGACAGATAGTGGCTCTAAAAGGCGGTAAGAACGATGCCTAGCAAGAGCAAGAAACAGCACAACCTGATGGCAGCAGTGGCGAATAACCCCAAGTTTGCCAAGAAGGTAGGAATCCCACAAAGCGTGGGTGAAGAATATGTGAAGGCCGACGAAGGCCGTAAATTTAAAGAAGGTGGTCCAATGAAAAAGTCTAGCTATGGTACTAAGAAAATGGCTCGCGGCGGTATGACTAAGATGGCCCGTGGCGGTATGACTAAGATGGCCCGTGGCGGCAAACTAGATATGGTCGAGAAAGACGGCGAAAAAGTCCCTTTCTTTGCTGCTGACGGTAAGGGAAAAATGGCGCGTGGTGGTGAAATTAAAATGGCTCGCGGTGGCAAAGTTCGCGGCGCTGGTATGGCTAAAAAGGGCGTACGCCCCTGCAAGATGGTGTAAGCCATGATGCGATGCAGAGGCATGGGCAAAATAAAGCCCATCGCTTTAAAAAAGGGCGGCACGGTGAAGGACGAATGCTACCGTAAGGTAAAGGCGCGCTACAAAGTCTTTCCTTCCGCCTACGCTTCTGGTGCCATAGCCAAGTGCCGTAAAGTCGGTGCTAAGAACTGGGGCAGTAAGTCCAGTGGCCGTTCGTAAGACTAAAAAGGGCGCTGCCCTAAAGCGGTGGTTCAAAGAAGACTGGAAAGATGTCCGTACAGGCAAAGAATGCGGGCGTCAGAAAGGCGAGAAGCGGGGAACCCCGTACTGTAGGCC